GTGATATACGGCTTAAGCCCAATCGACGCATGGCCGACGCACTCCTGATCCCACCGCAAAAGGATCGGCGTGGTGGCTGGAATAGTAAGCAACCGCGCCGGCACGGCGTCGCGATTGGGAAGGCGCCCGCCCCTCGGAATCCGATTAAATTTATCAACAGCCTGACGCATACCAAAGGCGCGCACGCCGGGCAGCCGTTCAACCTGCGCCCGTGGCAAATTAAGATTCTCAAGCAGTTATTCAAGAAGCGGCCGGACGGGTTGCGGCAGTACCGGACGTGCTTGTTGATGCTGCCGCGGAAGAACGGCAAGTCCGAACTCGCCGCGGCGATCGCGCTGTACGGGTTACTGGCTGACGGGGAAGCCGGCGCGGAAGTGTACTCGGCGGCCGCCGACAAGGATCAGGCGGGGATCGTGTTCGGCGTCGCGGCGCAGATGATCCGGAACGATCCGAAGCTGGTGGCCTCGACGTATATCGTCGATTCACAGAAGCGGATTGAACATGAAAAGACGGGGAGTTTTTACCGCGCGATCTCCGCGGAAGCGTATTCCAAGCACGGCTACTCGAGCCATATTTGCGTCTATGACGAACTCCATGCAGCCAGTGACCGCCGGCTCTATGACGTGCTCTCGACCTCGACGGGCGGGCGGACGCAGCCGCTCTTCTTGGTAATCTCGACGGCGGGGTTCGATAAGCACTCGATTCTGTACGAGCTGTATCAACACGCGAAGAAAGTGGCGGAGAACCCGGCGATCGATCCGTCCTTCCTGCCGGTGATTTTCGAGGCGCCGGAGGGGGCCGACTGGCGGTCGGAGGCCGTCTGGCACCAATGCAATCCGGCGCTCGGGGACTTCCGCTCGCTCGAGGAGATGCGGGCGGCGTGCGCGCGAGCGGTCGCGATTCCGGCGCAGGAGAACACGTTTCGCCGGCTATATTTGAATCAGTGGACGGAGCAAGCGAGCCGCTGGCTCGCGCTCGAGGCGTGGGATGCATGCAGACCATCGGATCTGATCTCGACGCCCTGATCGCACAGTATCCGCCGATCCCGTTCGCAGTGGGCGAGGCGGTGTGGTGCCAATTTCGGTGGCCGACCTTTGGGGGCCGGCGGTTTCCGGCGCTGGTCGAGTCGTGGTGGCCTATTGCCAGCCACGGATATCGCGGCGTCGCGCGCGTCTTAATTGACGGTTATTGGTATCGATTGCCGGTGATGCCGGCAGATGTGCGTACTCGAGCCTCGGACGCAGTTCCGTTGCGAGATGATTTCGGGCGCGGCGCGTTTGACGAGGAGCGGCCACGCCGGCGCCGCACGCGATGACGCACGACGAGTACCGTCGCAGTCTGAAGGGCCGCGCCTGTTATGCCGGGCTCGACTTGTCGAGCACGAAGGATCTCACGGCGCTGGTCGGCGTGTTCCCCGATGCGACCGGGTTCGATGTGCTGCCGGAGTTCTTCGTCCCGGCCGATCACATTCCGGAGCGCGCGCGGCGCGATCGCGTCCCCTATGACGAATGGGCGCGGCATGGGCTCTTGAATGCGACGCCGGGGAACTCCGTCGACTACGAGTACGTCCGGCAGACCGTCCTCGCCTGGGCGAAGTTGTTCGACCTGAAAGTGCTCGGCGTCGATCCGTGGAATGCGCGCGGGCTGATTACGCAGCTCGGGGAGTCGGACGGGTTGACGGTCGTGGAAGTCCGGCAAGGGTTCGCGAGTCTCTCGGGGCCGTCGAAGGCGCTCGAGACGGCGATTCTCTCGAAGCGCTTGCGGCACAATGGGCACGCCGTCTTACGCTGGTGCGTCGGGAATGTCGCGCTCGAGACGGACGCCGCCGGGAATATCAAGCCGAGTAAAGCGGCCAGTACGGAGCGGATCGACGGCGTGGTGGCGCTCGTCATGGCGATCGACCAGATGGAACGGCACCAGCACAGCGCGCCGCCGGCGGAAGTCTCAATGCATGTGTTTTAATGAGTCCGGATGCCAGCAGACGATCCGCCGGTGTCGAAGCCAAAAGGCGGCCGGCCGCGCGTAGCGGAGCAGGGCGTCCCGATCGGCACGTGGCTCAAACCCGCCGACTACGACCAAATCGCAAAAGCCGCGAAGGCGCAGGAGATGACGATCTCCGCGCTGGTGCGCTCATGGCTCCGGCTCAAACTTAAATGAACTACGTTGAAGAGTCTCGCGCCCTTACTGTAAGGAAAAAGGCGCTCAGCGGAAAAACGAGTTATGAGCCCGCGTTGCATTGCCGCTATGTCTCACGGCACGGGGAACCCTGTTTTAATATCGCGGCCGTGATTAATTATCCGCGTTGGCCGGTCTGCGACCAGCATCGACACACGCGCTCGGGCACATCAATGCGGAATTTTGCTCGGTATGTCTGGCGTCGTGGAATCGAACGTGGGCTTATCGACCAGGCACAGACACTGGCACACGCTGAGTCAGAATTTGAACGGATGTTGCGACAGTATGAAGCGCCTTACGATCCGGACGGGTTAGGTTTTCCTTAAAATTAACCAAGGCGTCTTACTTCCAGCCCTACGCTACCGGCGCAGTGGATCGCGCCTATTCCGTCCTCACCATTAAGTCCGTCAATACGGACCAGCGCGTCATTACCGGCATTGCGACGACGCCGACGCCCGATCGCATGGGCGATGTCCTCGAGCCGCTGGGTGTCACCTACACGAATCCGCTCCCCTTGCTCTTTCATCACGACCCGACGCAGCCGGTCGGCACGGTCACGTTCGACCGGCCGACGGCCAGAGGGATCACCTTTACGGCGTCGCTCCCGCTGATTGCGGAGGCCGGCCGCGTGCGGGATCGTGTCGAAGAAGCCTGGCAATCCGTGAAGGCGGGACTCATCCGCGGCATGTCGGTCGGCTTGCAGCCGCTCGAAACCAAGCCGATGAAATCCGGCCGCGGGTTGCATATCTTGAAAAGTTTGATCGCGGAGTTGTCCCTCGTGACGATCCCCGCGAACGTGGAAGCGACGGTGTTGACCGTCAAATCGGCCGCGTCAGGCCATGTCCCGCCCGGCGTCTCGGGCGTCAAGAAAGCACATACACCCATGACCGCAGGCGAACACGTTACGGCGCTGGAAAACAAACGCGCGGCGCTCACGGCGCGCATGGTCGACATCATGAACACGGCGGCCGAGGCCGGCGCCACGACGGAACCCGCGCAAGCCGAGGAGCACGACGGGCTCGCGACGCAAGTCAAGAGCATCGACGGCGATCTCCAGCGCTGGCGCGACATCGAAAAAATGCACATGACGAACGCCGTCGCGGTGCCGACGGCGGCGCCCTCGCCGTTTGGGCGCGTCTCCGTCGCCGACAATGTCGAACCGGGGATTAAGATGGCGCGCTTCGTCATTGCGCGCATTGCCTCGCGCTATGAGGGGACCGACGCCGTTACCTACGCCGAGAAGCGCTGGAATAACAGCACGCCGGAGGTCGCGCTGGCGCTGAAAGCCGCCGTGGCCGCGGGCACGACGACCGATGCGACATGGGCGAAGCCGCTGATCAATCCGGCGATCACCTCAGATTTCCTGCCGCTGCTCCGTGCGGCGACGATCATCGGGAAGATCGACGGGCTGCGCAAAGTGCCGTTTAACGTGAACGTCCCGGCGCAAACCGGCGGCGGCACCGTCGCGTGGGTCGGGGAACTCAAACCGAAACCCGTCACCGCGATGGCCTTCGCGATGGAGAACCTCGGGTTCAACAAGGTCGCCGCGATCGTGGTGCTGTCACAAGAACTCGTGCGCTTTAGCAATCCCTCAGCAGAAGCGGTCGTGCGCGATTCGCTCGTAAAAGACATCGCGGCGTATATCGACGGGCAGTTCATCAATCCGGCCGTGGCGGCCGTCGCCGGCGTCAATCCGGCGTCGATCACCAACGGCGCCCCGACGGCGGCGGCGACGACGAACCCGCTCGCCGACATCCTCGGGCTGATCAATCACTTCGCGACGAACAACATCCCGGTCGACGGGCTGACGTTCATCCTCTCGCCCGCGAATGCGCTGGCGCTGTCGTTCCGCACGAATCTGGACGGCTCGCCGGAGTTCCCCGGCATCGGGATCAACGGCGGCACGTATAAGGGCTTGCAGTTCATCACGTCCAACACGGCGACGACGAACGTCGTGGCGCTGGCGCCGCAATACATCCTGATGGCGGATGACGGCGGGGTGACGATCGATGCGTCGACGGAGGCCTCGTTGCAGATGGACAGCGCGCCGATGTCGCCGGTCGATGCCACCACGGTGTACGCGTCCATGTTCCAGATGAACGCCGTCGCGTTGCGCGCTGAGCGCTATATCACCTGGAAGCGCGTCGGGACCAATACCGTGAAGTACCTCACCGCGACGGCGTGGCCCTCGCCCACGGGCGGGACGACGATGGCGGCCGAGGCGCCGAACGGAAAAGCGCACAAGGCGTAATCGGTGTTGAAAGCCTTTCGGGCGCTCCTGGGACGGACGCCGGCGAACCTCTCGCCGGCGGCCTCGTCCTCGGGTGGGTGGTATCCGATCGTCCGGGAACCGTACACAGGCGCCTGGCAGAACAACGATCCCATCGTCGCGTCGACGGCGCTCTCGAATCCCACGGTGTTTGCCTGCGTCACGCTCATCGCGTCCGATATCTCCAAAGTCCGGCTACGGCTCGTCGAACAGAACACCGCCGGCATCTGGACGGAGACGCATTCGCCCGCGTTTAGTCCGGTGCTCCGCAAGCCGAACCGCGCGCAAACGATCGTCCGGTTCCTCGAAATCTGGATGAACTCGAAACTCATCCACGGCAACACGTTTGTCTTGAAGCAACGCGACGATCGCGGCGTCGTCACGACCCTGTACATCCTCGACCCGACCCGCGTCGTCCCGCTCATCGCGCCCGACGGCGCCGTCTACTACCGGCTGTCGAGCGACGCGCTCGCCGGCCTCGAGCAGCAGGCGGCCGATGTGACGGTCCCGGCGCGCGAGATCATCCACGATCGCTTCAACTGCTTGTTTCATCAGCTCATCGGCGTGAGTCCCTTGTATGCGGCCGGCGGGCCGGCGACGCAGGGGCTCAAGATTCAGGACAGCAGTACGACGTTCTTTGCGAATAACGCGCGGCCGTCGGGCATTCTCACGGCGCCCGGCGCGATTAGCACCGAACAAGCCGCCGACTACAAAACCCGCTGGCAGGCGACGTACGGCTACGGCGGCACGAGTCGCGGTTCTGTCGCCGTGCTCGGGTCGGGCCTCGAATACAAGCCGCTCTCGATGACCGCGGTCGATGCGCAGCTCATCGAACAGGACAAGCGGACCTCGGAACTCATCTGCGCCGCGTATCACGTCCCAGCGTCCCTGGTGGACTCGTCGCATGCGCCGCCGTATGCGAACTCCGAACCGCTCATGCAGCAGTACTACAGCCAGTGCCTCCAGGCGCATATGACGAGTCTCGAGACGAGTCTCGACGAAGGGCTCGAACTCCCGAACCAGTACGGCACGGAGTTCGACATCGACGATCTGATCTGGATGGACACGGCGACGCGGACGAAGGCGGCCGCGGACGCGATCGGGTCGGCGGCGATGAGTCCGAATGAAGCGCGCAAAAAGTACTTCGGCCTCGGCACGATTGCCGGCGGGGACGCCGCCTATCTGCAAGTCCAGAACTACAGCCTCGAGGCGCTCGCGCGGCGCGATGCCGGGGATCCGTTCGCGAAACCGGCCGCTCCGGAACCGGAGCCGGAACCCGCTGACGACGACCCGACGGACGACGAGATCGAAGCGAGCATCGGCGCGCTGCTCGTCAAGGAGCTGGCCCTGTGAACGGGGAGACTTTAGTCGCGCTCGCGCGGGGTATTGCGCCGGTGGTGCGCGATTACGTCACGAAGTCCCATGCGGACTTGAAAGCGCAGATCTCCGACTTGCAGATTGCCGAACAGCTGATCGGTGATCTCGTCAAAGCGAATGCGGATCTGAAAAGCCGCGTCGATTTTCTGGAGGCGCGGCCTGTGGCCATCGGGTTGCGCTACCGGAAAACCTGGCAGCCGGACACGGCCTACGACGCAGGCGACGTGGTGACGTGTGCCGGCTCGGGCTGGGTCTGCGACGCCGCGACGACGGCGAAGCCGGGCGACTCGAAGGACTGGACGCTGTTCGTGAAACGCGGGCGCGACGGGAAGGACGGCAAGGCATGAGCGCAGTCCTTGTGACGCTCGTCACGGCGAAAGAGCACTTACGGATCACGCTGCCGCCGGGCGATCCCGTCGAGGCTGATATTCAACTGAAGCTCGACCAGGCCGAAGCGATCATCCTCGACTATTTGGCCGAACGGGCGGATCCCTTGTGGACCACGCCGGAGACCGCGCCGAAGCCGGTCACCGCGGCGATTCTCCTCATGCTCGCGCGCCTGTATGAGCACCGCGGCGATCTCGAAGAGGCCGATGCTGATCTCTGGCTCGCGATCGATCGCCTGCTCCATCGGCTGCGGGACTCGGCGATTGCCTGACATGGCGCGCGGGGACTATCGCCATACGGTGCTCTTTCAGAATCCGGGGCCGCCGGTGCCGGATGGTGACGGGGGCTTTACGCAGTCGTGGATCGATCTCGTCCCGCCGGCCTGGCGCGTCAGCATCGAACCGGCGACGGCGCGGGATCTCGAGCGCGTCACTGTGGGAACCGTGATGAGTTCGGCGTCGCATATCGTCCGCGGCGACTTTCATCCGGGCGTGACGACCGCCACACGCATGGTGTTCAACGGGCGCCAGATGTCGATTACCGGGAAGCAGAACCTCGAGGAGCGCGGCGTGACGATGGAACTCGTCGCCGTGGAGACGGTCTGATGCCGGCCTCGCTCGAGTTGCGCGGCATTCGGGAATTGAAAGAGGCGCTCGTGAATCTGCCGGTGCAGCTCAAAGGGCAGGCGACCACGATCGTGCTCGATTCGGCGTATGCCGCGGCCGACGAGATCCGGGCGCAGTACCCGGCGCAGAAGGCCACCACGACCGGCAACTTGCGGAAGGGCGTTAAGGTCGTGGTGAAAGAGATCGGGCCGGTCGGCGTGGCGGCACAAGTGCGCAGTACGGCGCCGCATGCCGTGCTCTGGGAGTTCGGGACGCAGGCCCGGCATACGCGCCTGGGCTGGAACCGCGGCCGCATGCCAGCGCCGCCGGCGCCCGTGTTCATCCCGACGATGATGCGCGCCCGGACTGCCATGTACACGAAGCTCGCCGCCGTGATCGAGGCGCAGGGGCTCGAGGTGAAAGTCGGCGACGAGTAATGGCGGATACGTCTGACATTGCGAGCGCGCTGATCGCGAAACTTGGCAGCGATCCGGAGTTGCTCAGCTTGTGTCCGAACGGCGTGTACTGGGACGAGTCGCCGCCGGGGTCCACGCGGTTCGTCATTGTGTCGTTCATCAACGCGATCGATCGCGGCGTGTTCGGCCGGCGGGCGATTGAAGAAGGCCTCTATCTCGTCGAGGCGCGCATGCTCTCGACGGTGCCGGGCGCGAACATCAAACGCGCGGCCGCACGGATCGACGAGTTGCTCGAGGATCAGCCGCTCAGTGTCGCCGGCTTTACGTGGAGCACGACACACAGAGTCGAGCCCGTGCGCCTGACGGAAGTGGATGAACTCGATCCCTCGATTCGCTGGAACCGGCGCGGCGGGCAGTACTTCGTCGAGATGTCACATACGGCCGCATAACGAGGAGGAGATCACATGGCGATCAAGACGGGCAGATACGGTCAGGTCAAATGGGACGCCGCAGCCACGACGCCGGTCGCGTTAATTTCACTCAATGCGTGGACGGGCGATTTTAAAACCGAGTTCGAGGATGTCACGTGCTTCCTCGACACGAACCGCGTCTACATCCCCGGCTTGAAGAATGCCGAGGGGACGATCGGCGGGTTCTGGAACTCGGCGAACATCGAAATCTTCGAGGCCGCGGAGCAAGAGACGCCGGGCATGCTCGAACTCGTCCCGAACAACACCGAACCGACGTTCCTGTGGTCGGGGCTCGCCTACATGGACGCCTCGATTGACTGCTCGCTCGGGGCGGCGAAAGTCACGGGCACGTGGAAAGCGGCGGGGCCGTTCTCGCTGGAAGGCGGGGCGTAATGGTGCTCACGATCGGCTTGATCCTCGCGGTGATCGCGCTCGTGTGCTTCGTCTGCGCAGCGGCCGGCGTCACGTCGCGGATTAATCTGATCGCGACGGGGCTCGCGCTCTGGTTGCTGTCGCAGCTCGTGCGGTGACGTGTTCCGCGAGATTGCGCTCCACGGGGGCGCGGCCTCGATCGTCTGGGGGTATCGCCCGGCGGTCGAGCTGCGCACGTGGCGGATCGTGAAGACCGAGAAGGCGTGGATCCTGAGCGGCACGATCGCGCGGGTGGATAAGTTCCAAGCCCGGCAGGCGCCGCTCCTGTTCACGGCGCCGCGGCCGGGGGGGTTCTGGGCGTGGCCGATCGAAACGATCGCCATCGGGGAAACGAGCTTACGGGCGAAGTTGGGGCCGCCGGTGCGGTAACGGAGGCGAATACATGGGCGTGAATCGGGATGTCCCGCCGGAGACTGTCCGTCTGCCGTTATCCGACGGCGATTTCCTTACCGTGATTAAAGAACTGAATGCGGGCGAGTATCTCGACATGCTCGAAAAGCAGGCGGCGGGGCTGCAACTCGCGCGCGTGTTGACGTATCTCGTCGGCTGGTCGCTCGTCGGGGCTGGGGATACGGCGACGCCATATAGCGTGCAGATGCCGATGGATGAGCGTCTCAGCATCGTTCGGGGGCGCAATGTGTGGACGCTCGTGGAGATCACGCAGGCGATCGAAGCGCATCACATGAAGCTCGAGCGCGCGATCGAAGAAAAAAAAAGAATGCGGGATCTCGCGCTCGCATCGTGACGGACTTGGCGCTGTGTAAGGTGATGGGCATGAGTTACCAGGACATCCGGGCGCTGCCGCGGGAGGTGTACGAAGTGCTGATCGAGGACTTGAACGCGCGCAGTGAGAAGGCGGAACTCGAGGTGGCCGACTAATGGCCGCGTTGACGGGCGTCATGACGGCGGACTTCACGCAGTTCACGACGGAGATCGACCGCTCCGTCACGAAGCTGCAGGAGTTCGAGCGCGCCGGCGCCGGCACCTCGACGGCGATTAGCGGGTTCGCGGACAGTCTCGGCACGGCCGATCGCCTACTGGGCTCCGTGGGGGTCCGCATTAGTCCGCAGATCGCGGCACTCCGCGAACTCGGCAATGTGGCTGGGCTGACCGTCTCGCAGCTCGGCGCGGTCGGCACGGCGAGTGTCACGGTCGGCACGGCGATCGCGGCGTGGGAACTCGGGCGCGCGATTGCGGGCTGGACGAACCTCGACGAGACGATCGCGAATGCGACGGCGTCGCTCCTGGGCTGGGGCGATGTCGCGGCGCAACGCGCGGGCGCCGGCATGGACGTCCTGAACCGCGCGACGCAGATTGCGGGTCGCACGATTACGGACTTCAACGTCGCGCTCCAGATCATCAAGAAAAGCAACGATGACATGTCGGGCGCGCTCAATAACGGGGCGGAGCGCTGGCGCCAGTGGACGGGCGAGATCGCGAAGCTCCGAGACCGCGGGGATCTGCAAGCGATCGACAAGGAGCTGAAAGACGGCACGTCGACGATGAAGGAACTGGCGGCGCAGTACGGCATCAGTGAGCGCGCGTTGCAGTTCTATGTCAATCGGACGAAAGAGAGTACGGCGATCCTCGAGAAGTGGCGCGCGACGGAGCAAGCGGGGCTCGAGAAGGTGCGCAAGGCGCAAGAGGAACTCAACCAGGCCGGCGGCGGCTGGCGCGATACGCTGCTCACGATTGCGCCCGCGGCCGCGGCGACGGCAACCGCCTATCTTGCGATGGGCGAGTCACAATCCACGATCGCGACGGCGATGCGGCTCTCAGAGGTGCAAGTCTCGGCGCTGAATAAAGCGCTTCAAGAACAGACCCGGATCCTGCAACTGAACGAACCGGCGCTTGGCTCGTTGGATTCCTGGATGAAAACCCTTGCCCCGGCGATTCTCGAGGCGGGGAAGTCGCAGCAGTTCTTCGACCAGCAACTCATGGCGTCGATCGCGACGGTCGAGCAAGCCGCGGTGCCGGCGATCGAGAAACTCGAGGAAACGTTTCGCAGCGTGACGACGGCGATCCGCGAAGAGACGGGCGGCGGCAGTAAGAATGCGCCGGGCTCGGTCGCGATGAATCTTGGGAATATCGCGTTCGGGACCGGCGGCCTCGAAACCGCGTACGCGGCGTATTCCAAGCGCTACAGCGCCGCGGGCGTCGGCGCGATCGGGGGCGGGCCGGCAGAGGACTTTCTCTCGTGGGCGATGCGGGCCGGCTACGCGACGAAGGGCACGCAAGTCTCGAACACGTTCAACATCGTCGACACCGAGAGCGAAATCGCGCGCCGCGTGTCCGAAGAAATCAGCCGGCAGATACAGCGCGGGAGCCTCGTCACGTAATGCCGTATCAGCCCGCGGTCCTCGGGTCGGCGCGGCTGAATAACTTCCGCCTGAACTATCTCACCGCGGCGCAAGCGGCCGAACGGCCGGCGCGGATCTGGTTCATCCTCGGCGGCGTCGACATCTCCGCGCCGACGAGTCCGACGCGCGTGATCTACAAGTCCGTGTCGATCCGCGATGTGGTGTTCGAGACGCCGAATACCTGCCAGATTACGTTCTACGGCGCGCCGCCGACACTGGGCGCCCGGCTTGAGGTCTGGGTCGATGCGAACGATCCGACGCTCCTCTTTGGCGGTGAATTGCAGACGGTCGACCGCACCTACAAGGGCCGGCCGACCACCGTCATGCATCCCTGCACGGCGATCGACGATACGGCACGGGCGAACCGGAAGCGGCCGCTCGGCTTGTGGACGAACACCAGCGCGACGACGATCGCCCAATGGTTGGTCTCGACGTATGCGCCCGGCTACTCGAGCGCGGGCGTCGAGCTGGGCCTGCCGCCGATCTCGATCAACTTCGACGGCAGCGAAGGCGGGATGAAAGGGTGCTTAACGGCGCTCGCGAAAATCATTGGTGGCTACTGGTACTTCGAGAACCGGACGCTCTACCTGTTCATCACGCCGCCGGGACCAGCGCCGGATCCGATCGACGACTCGCCGTCCCGCTTCCTGCACGATCCGCAAGTCCGGCACTCGATCGATAAGTCACAAGTCCGCACACGCGTGTACGGCAAGGGCGCGAGCACGCAGCTCGCCGCGACGGTCGATGCCACGGTGACGATCGTGCCGGTCGACGAAGCCACGATGTTTAACGCGGTCGGCGGGCAGGCGATTAGCGCCGTCACGCCAGACGGGGCGGCGTCGCGGGTGCTGACGTATACGGGCGTGCAGCTCGGGGGCGGCGGCGGGCTCGTGGGACCGGGCGCAGCGCCGTCTGCCGTGCCGGGGCTGGTTGTCCTGAACGGTGCTGGGATTGAATCGGGCGTGCATCGCTACGCGTACACGTTCGTCACAGCGTCGGGCCAGTCGTTGCCGAGTCCCGTCGCGGCCGTCACGGTGGGTGTCGTGGCGCCGCCGGCCGTCGCGCCCACGCCTGGCGCCGTGCAGGCCGGCGGGGCGGTCGATAGCGGGACGCACTATTACGCGGTGACCTTCGTCACGGCGATCGGGGAGACGACGAGCCCGCCGGCGAATACGCCCGTCACGGTGTCCCCGGCCATCGCGGATCCGCCGTATGGGACGTTCTCGATCAGCATGTCGAATGCGGGGACGGGTCCGCCGTATCCGTTTGCGAGTAATAGCGGGCCGTGGTACTGGAAATACGCCTTTGTGACGGCGTCGGGTGAGACGCTCCCGAGTCCCCCCCTGGGCGCGAATACCGGCGGGGGCGGGCCGTTCTACGCCCAGGGCGTGCTCCCGATTGGCCCGGCGGGCGTGATTGCGCGCCGGATTTATCGGACGACGGGATCCAACAGTGCCGGGCCGTATGCGCTTGCGACGCACATCCCGAATAACACCGCGACGCTCTGGGAAGACAAAGCGACCGCGCTGGGCGCGGCCCCGCCGACCGTGAACACGACGGCGACCTATCGCACGGTCCCGCTCACCGGCATTGCGATCGGGCCGGCGAACGTGACGGCGCGACGAATTTATCGGTACACGCCCGGCATCAACAGTTACAAGCTCGTGACGACGATCGCGAACAATACCGCGACGACGTTTACCGACACGATCGCGTCCGGCGCGCTCGGCGCCGATCTGCCGACGACGAACACGGCGACGGCGAATCAGGTACAGCTGACGGTCGCGATCGGCGGGGCCGGCGTGACCGATCGCTACCTGTACCGGAGCGCGGCGAATGCGACGCCGCTCCAGCTCCTGGCGAACTTTGGCAACAATACCGCCACGACGTATCTCGATATTTTCTCGGATGCGACACTCGGCGTCGCGCCGCCCGCGTCGGATACCTCGGGTCTCACGCAGCCGAGTGGGCAAGTCCCGGCCGGCAGTACGTCGATGATCGTGGCGAATACGGGCGCCTTCGCGGACGCGGGCGGCTGGGCGATTGTCGGCAACGGCGAGCAGGCGATCCGCTACAGCGCCAAAACCGCGACGACGCTCACGGGGATCCCGGCGTCCGGCGTGGGCGCGCTCGTGGCGAGCGTGAGCTACAACTCGACGGTGACGGCGTCCCCGGCGATCGTCGGCGTGACAGGGATCCTCGAGGCGATGCTGAAAGGCTCGCCTATTCACGTCTGGGTGCAGCGGGACGATCTGGCGGCGCAGGCGTACATGCTCGCGCTCGACGGCACGGGGGACGGGATCTACGAGCACATTGTGAGCGACGACCGGCGCTCGGAAGCGTCGCTGATCCAAGTGTGCGACGCGGAACTCGCGCTCTATAGTCGGCCGCTGGTGTCGGTCACGTACGCCACGCGCGACACGAAAACGAAGAGCGGCAAGACCGTCACGATCGCGCTCGCGTCGCCGGCCATCGCCGAGACGCTCACGATTCAGGATGTCGCCATCTCTGAGATCGGGATCCGACCGACGCTCAAACCGAAGTTCACCGTCACGGCGTCGAGTGTGCGGCATTCGTTCGACGCGATTCTGCAAATGCTCTTGCGAAAGGCGGGCGCCTGAATGGCGATTGACCGCGGTCCCTGGAATGCGCTCATTGACGACGACGGCTCGGGCCTCGTCGGCACCGTGTGGAATAAAGACAAGATCAAAACGGTCATTCTCGATCCGGCCGAGGCCGCTGATGTGGCGCTTGAGGCCTCACTCTTAGCCGCCGATGCCGCACTCGAGGCGTCACTCGTGGCCGCCGATGCCGCACTCTTGCCGACGTATGGGACGTTCGCGCCGACGGATGCGAGCGGCGCGGGCCTGGTGTTCGGGTTTAGTCAGGGGAAGTACGCCCGGAACGATCGGATCGTGTTCCTCTGGCTGCAGGTGGTGTATCCGTCGACCAGCGATGGCGCGTTCGCGAAAATTGGCGGAGTCCCGTATGTCGTCAGTAGTCCGGTCGGCGTGGCGCAAGGCTACGGGCAGGCGCGCGTCTGGTGGCTACAGGAAGGCTCGACCGTGCTCGAAGCGCATGACCTCAATACATTCGCGTCCATTACAAACGCGCAACTCAGCGGTGCGAATCTCATTCTGAGTGCCGTGTATCTCACGGACTAACCTATGGCTGCACCGAAACCGCCACAAGGGAATCAACAGCAGCACACCGAACGTCCGGCGCGGATCTTCGGCGAGCAGTACGTCAGCGGGCAGCCGCTCCCGATCGGGGCGGTCATTGATCCGGGCGATCCGCCGATGTTCCAGGACGGGCAGCCGCGCGTGCCGCTCGCGTCGGGCTGGGTGGTGCTCCACGTCGGCGACTGGGTGCTGACGAACCGCTACAGCGGAACGGCCGTCGAGGTCATCAGCGCGGAGGAGTTCGCGGAACGGTTCGGGCCGGGCGGGGCGCCGTGATCCCCTCTTTGGGCACGCACTTTCACGCGCGGGTCGACGCCGCGACGCTCGATGCGATCGCGATGTTCGGGTTCGGCTGGGCGCGGATCGATGCGCAAGTCGCGAGCGTCGAGTTGCTGGCCGACATGATCGACGAAACCGCGGATGCCGGGTTGCGGCCGCTGCCGATCGTGTATGACCTCGAGCGCCTCGAACTCGTCGCGGCGCATGCGGCCGTGACCGATACCGAGTGGGGCAACGAACCGGACGGCGACATTCTGCCGGCGCTCTATCGCGAACAACTCGAACCCGCGTGCAGCCTGGCCGCGGCGTACGGGCTGCGCCTGTGGGCGCCGGCGATCTCGAACCTCGACCGCGACTCGCTGCGCTGGCTCGAGCTGGTGCGCGCGGATGGCTGGCCGGCGGGCTTGCATGGCGTGAGCGTCCATCGGTACGGCGACGGGACGTTCGAAATGCCGCACGACGGGTTCTCGTCGCGGGCGGACGAAGTGCGACGCCTCAAAGAACTCTGCGACGGGTTACCGTTTAGCTGCACGGAGTTCGGGTACCCGACGAAGGGCAGCGCCGGCACGTTGCACAAACGCGGGAAGTACTTGCGGCCGGGCTTTCATCTCAGCGAGGACCAGCAAGCCGCGAACATTGCGAAGGAATGGCAATTCTGGCAGGCGCAGGGGTGCGAGATCTGCGCGCTGTATCAAATCAACGATGGCCCGAACGCCGACGAAGGCTACGGGATCCGCCGATGTTTACCCGATGGGACGTTGACCGATTGGAAGCCGGCGGCGTATCAGGTGCCGCAGGCGCCGACGAATGGAGGGGATCCGATGGCAGTGACCGCGAACACCGTATTCGCACGCGAAGATCTCGTCGAGGTGCCCGGCCGGCCGGGCGAGTTCGGGATCCGGTGTCCGCCGGGCGCCGAGACGATCCTCAGTCCGAAAACCTCCGGCAACCACGAGACGCGCGACATGGGCGCGCTCGGCGGGCCGGATGAGACCTGCAAGGTCGCGGGCGATCTCGTGTACTTCCCGATGAACTCCCAAGGCGGCCGCTTCGCCTGGCGGCTGGTGGATTAATGTCGCTGCTCCTCTTGTCGTCGTCGAAGGGCGCGGCCGCCGTCAAACGGACAGGACTGGTCACGGCGAACTATCACGTGGTGTCCGATGCCGGCGGGCCGTTCCATCCGCTCGGGCTGACGTTCTTCTGGGCGCTCTACGGCTGGAAGTACGAACGGTCCCGCATCATGGCGCATCTCGAGTGGCTCGCGCCGAAGGGCTTCGACTATCTGCGGATTCTCGGCGAAGTCGACTGGACCGATCGCAGTATCGAGCCAAACCTCTGGCCCGACTACACGCAGGTGCTCACCGAGTTCGTCGACTGCGCCTATGACCGCTTCGGCCTCCGAACGGAACTGACGATCCTCGGCGGCCGGCAGTACGACAAAAACACCGGGGACCGGCGGTACGTCCCCGTCGACGTGGCGAACCAGGTCGCGACGGCGCTCGAGGGCCGGCAAGACAAGATCATGCATTACGAGTGCGCGAACGAATGGGACCGGCTCGACAAAGTGACCGGGCCGGACCTCGTCGCGATGGCGGAAGAAGTCGAGCGCCATAACGCGAACCTCGTGACGCTCTCGAGACCGGGCGACGACGGGTATGCGCAACTCATGGAAGCGACCGGGCTCGCAGGCGCGTCCGGGTACACGCTCCACCCCCGGCGGAGCGACCACGATCACGGCTGGTCGCACGTCCGGCAGGGGTACGACTTCAAGGACTTCGATCGCTGCGTGTGGAACAACGAACCCGAAGGGCCACAGAGTAGCGTCGACGAGATGTCGAACCCGTTGCAGCTCGCGTGTTGTCGACTGCTCGGGATCATGTGCGGCGGTGCCGGCTACGTGCTCCACGTCGGGCAGGGCGTCACGGGCGAAGCCGACCCGGACCACGACCGGCCGCAGGATATGTGGGACGTGCCGAACATCGATTACATCATGGCCGTCGTGCGCCAGTGTGATCCGCTGATGCCGCCGGGCGTCGAGAACTGGCACGTCGCGAACAACGGCCGCAGCGAGCATCCCTTGCCGCTCGATGGCCATTCGGGGTTCTGGGAGGGTTCGTCACCAGGGCCGGCCGTGAACAAGAACTACGCGGCGCTGTCGGGCGATCAATTCGTCGTCATGCTGACCGGCTGCAAGAGTGCCGGCGAGACGGGCCCTGTGCCTGCTGGGACGGCGATCAAGCGCTGCCATGTCGAGGCCTATGATCCCGTCTCGCTCGCGCTGGTGAAGGCCGTAGACCTCGAGGCGGGGCAATCCTGGGACGTGCCTGGGCGCGGGGATACCATGTCCGCCTACGTCATTCGAGGGCGATACGTATGATCGCAGATCAATTGACGACGAGAATCAATAAGACCCCGACGTGTTGGATCTGGATCGGGACGAAGAATCCGAACGGATATGGCACGCTTCACAGCGGCTCGTTTAGTCGCCCCTTGCTTGCCCATCGTTTGGTATGGGAACAAGTTCATGGGCCAATCCAGAAGGGATTCTGTGTTTTGCACCGCTGTGATGTTCGTGCCTGCGTGAACCCTTCCCATCTATTTCTTGGTTCCCAGGCAGACAATATCGCTGACGCAAAAATGAAAGGCCGCCTGCGATACAAGCGGCATGTGGGAATGACCAATGGCTGCGCCAAGATTTCTGACGATGATGTGCGTGCGATTCGTGGCGCCTACTGGGCAGCCCGTGGCGGACACAAGCAAGTGCCAAGCGGCAAACTGTTGGCCATTGCGAAGCAACATCATCTCACCGTCAATATGATTCAGAAGATTGCCAAGCATGAGGCATGGAGGCACATCGAATGAGTCGAATGGCCGCGTATGTCGTGCGCGGGCGCTACACGTAAGCGGCTCGTCGTGCTCCTGCTCGCGCTGCTCCTGAGCGGCTGCGTCGCGCGCCGCTGGCACTTCCACGTCTTTCCTCGATGCGCCGATGGCCTCCCCGTCGAGATCCTGATTGACCCGGCGTGCCCCTTATGCAATTATTTGGGTGGTAATGACTGAGCGTATTTATCCGGATCTCGAAACCTTCTTTGCGGCGACGGGCACCACGCAACAAGACCTCGCCGAACGGCTCGCTATCAGCGC